CAATGCTCGCCCGAACATATTTATTTCCGCGATTTGTCCAACCCATTGAGCACCAAAAAAAGTTCGGCCAAATCCCCAATTATTACCTAAACCTGGATCGTTGGCTTGTGTTCCCGATTGACTTCCAAGGTCTCTACGATCAACAAAACACGTCATCGCATTGGTGTTAGGTCGTGTAATGGTCGCAAAGTGCCAATTTCCGTCGTTGCAAGCCAAGCCTGTAAAATAGCTTTCTGCACCCGCGAAACCGTAAACCGCGCCGTCTGATCCGCGCACGCCCATCAAGTGAACACCGTTCGCCCCACTAAACGAACTACCTAGCATTATAGTGCTCGTCGCAGAATGCGTCGTCTTTATCCAAGCTGAAACACTGTAGGCACCGGACATCCCGCGCCACGCCGACGTTAGAACTCGATCGTCCACTCCATCAAAATCCAGCACCCTACCGGACCTCCCAAGGATATTCGCACCAACCCAATCGGTTGGCGGGTCCATATTCGTCAAGGTTCCGTGATTGGCGTACCTTGTCCGATCGAGCAACCGATTTCCGGTGCATCCGAGCCAAGGCGACCAATATCCGACGAGTCCGCGTTCAAGCATTATTGGACCTGAGGCTTGGTCCCCTCATAGTAAAATGCGTGATTGCCCGACGTGCTGTTGAGCGCAGCTACCGTATTGTGAACGATGAACAAAACGAACTTCGAAGGAACAACGCCACCAAAAACGGCCTTCGCTGATACGCCAGTGAAATCGTATCTAACATTCGACGAACTTGAAGTTGACATGATCGCAACTGGTTTGCAAATCGAGTTTTTGATATCCGCCGAGTTAATCAATTCACTCGATGAAGTACCGTCAAAAACGTCAGGCCAAGTTGAACCATTCCAAGCGACCGCCCATACTTCAATAGACCTTGATGCCGTTGGACTTGTTCCGGTGGTAACAAATCCACTCAGAATGAAATCATCGTACCCGGTAGAAGTGTTATCGATTACCGACGACTCGATGCCGTTAAGCAAATTCGTATCGGAAGCAAGCGAAGCGACCGCAGCCGTGATCGTTTGCTGCGCATCGTATTTGATTAGGATATCGTTTGGCATTATTAACCCCTTGCGATTGCTCTTCTAGCGTTTCCAATGAGCCCAATACCAACCTCACCAAGCCTGTTGTGATCGACCCATTTGACGGTCACCAAGGCCATGTTTCCAAGCTTTTGAAGTTGCTCGGGCGTACAGTACCGATACTTCAACAGGTTCTCGGTCATCCTCGCTGCTGTAGGACTTCCAAGGTCAGCAAACTCAGTCTTGCCGCCTCGATTGTCAATCCATCCTTCAATATCGATCAGGTCTGCCCGTTGCTCTTTGGGTACCTCTGGATCTGCGATATCCACCTTAATCTTGCCGTAGAACGCTTCATCGATTGCGAACTTTAGAACCTCGCTGATCCGAAGCATTCGACGCACTTGCACTGTAAGCACGTTGACCAAATCAGCCGCCGCTTGATCGTCTAGCCCTTGGTACTGAGGCTTTTTAAGCTCGTCAATTAGTGCCTGCATAGAATCTATACCTGAGGTTTCACCCTGAAAATCTTCCATATCAGCCACTCCAGAGCTATCCAAAAACGCCCCCGATCCAGCCAGGGATTAAGCCAACAACTCATTACGCAAAAACGGATATCGTATGGGGCACCGTGGTGCCCGTTGTGATGCCTCGCAGATTGCACGAGTCCCGTTTCCTGTAAGGCCTCAACCAACCAATTCACCTTCCCGGGTTGATGCGCCCAGCAGTGAACCTCATTGGCCTGGGTCAAAAACGCAAACATCAACCAGTAATCCCGCAAAGGTTCCAAACATAGGCAAAGACCAACGCCAACCGATGCAGGCATGATTGTCGTATAGTTCCGCTGCCAGTAGTTGCCCCGCAAAAACGCCCTGGGCTCTGAATGATGCTTTTTGTTCGGGCCACCAACCAGCCTACCGACGATAGGCGTGCTTTCATCCCAGTATCGATCTTCGACAAAGTGAAACAGTCCTGCGATGAAATCAGCCCCAAGCCACGAAAGCAAAATCCAAGCCACGTAATCAAGCATAGTGACTCCAATCCAGCGAACAAACTAGGATCGTAGCCAAACACCCCAAGCCCGTTAGGATCGCTCCTAGGTAGTCCCCATGCGATGCAATCAAGACTACAGCCGAGGCCATTGGGTAGCCGAAAAACTTAACGGCAGGCCAATCGAATTGAACCCCTAGTGATCGAAGGTGGAAACGTTTCACCTGCCACCCCCAAAAAACTTTGAGTCTATGTACCCGACGAAATGCCTGACGCCTTTTTCGTCCGTCACCTGAAATTGTGGGCAGGGACTCAAAGCATGATCCTCAGTAGTCGCAATCTTGTAGCCCAACTTATCAAATTTATCGAACTGTTCCCGCATCCACTTATCGCACCACTGGCAACCCTTGAAGGTGAACATAATCACCTCCCTAGTAGGTTGCTTGCCGATTTCTTTTGATGCCTCGCGCTCCTGAAGCATCGTTTCATAAGCTTCCCTGAGCTTGCGAACCTGCGCAACAAATTCATCGTCCGTTGAAGGTTCCTCAGTCTTTTCAGGGATCAACGCCCGAAGAGTACTGGAAACGTTTCCAGCAAACCGACCACCGAAGAACCCTAGAACCAGGGCAAAAAGTATCAGAACTATCCAGCTATGCTTCGTCACGTGTACACCTGCGATTCGATTTCCCAGCTTCCGCCATCATTGTCTAACGCCGATTGCACCTGAGCCTCACGCAAGATAGCCTCATCGAGCATCTTGAGTTCTTCCAATAGTGACTTGCGATAGCCAACATGATCAACCGATGTGCCGCCGTCGGCAGTTATCGCGTTAGGCTTTCCACCTACAGAAGTAACGGTCATCGCAGCCAATTGAGCCGCAACCGTTGCCCGTCTTGTTCGCAAGTCGTCTAAGAAACTCATCGTGCCCTCCGATACGCCTATCTTACGCTAGGCTTGCTCACTGTAACCCAGCACGCGCCAGGTCAGCCGCTTGAAGCTCTTCAAACTCTTGGTCGGTAATGTTGCCGCCGCCCTCTAGCTTAGCCCGCATCGAAGCTAGGCGAAGCGTTGCCCGTTGCCTATCCAATCGTTTCGGATCGGTGCAAACCGCTTGCAAAGGGTACTTCAACGGGTCGATCTGCTTGGTAGGCTTATCAGGGTCGGAAGTAGTCGCAACGTACCAGCGTAACGCTTCAGTTTCGTCCGCTGCTTGAATTTTTTTAGTCGGTAGATTCACGTTAGCTTTGCGACATGAAACCGTGAACTCCCAGCCATCGCCAACGTGAACAATTTCCGAAGGTCTGACCGGTCTGGTAGCCCCAGAATCGGCTACGTTAGCAAGTTCTTTTTCCCGTTTGTCTAACTCTGATTCTCGATCTTTGAGCGCCTTTTCAGCCGCTTCCAAACGTGCTAAACGTGCCTCAATACTGTCCTGATCCTTAGCCATTTTCAAACCTCCGAGGGAAACAAACTACAAACAACCGCCCAGAGTATATCAAAGAAAAAACCGCCTGTATTGCTACAAGCGGTTTCTCCGTTTCCCCCACATCCATTGATAAATCAAATTACGAGGTGCACTTCACCGCATAGAGGCGTTCGCGAACACCAGCCGCACCACGCTCAGAGGCCTTGAGGCGAAGAACGATATCGCGGGTAAATCCGACTTCAGAATCCTCCGAGGACTGCGTGACTTGCAAAGGCCAATTTTCCATGTACACGAAAGCCTTCTTGAAGTCCCCAGCAAACCAAGTTGAATCGGAACTTGTAATCGACGAAACGTACTGACCAGTCACAAGCTCAAAAGCGTTTTCAAGGCTTGCTCCGTTGACGTAGGTCTGGTTGTTTCCGCTCGAACTCGCCTGACGGGTCATCGTCGCATTCTGAATGCGTCGTCCCAACGTCTGCAAAGCCTTCGGAACCAAAACCTGGACCGCATCGATAGCGATAGGCTCGCCGGTGACCGGATCAGTCATCCCGTTGAACTTTTGCTGAGCCTTGTCAATCGACGTCCAGTCAGCAAGGGCGTTGGTCCCAACCGTATTGGTAGCGTCATAGGTAGCCACCGCAGATGCTCCGTTGCGTCGATAGCTGGTAATGATTCCTGTGACGATGTTCAAGATCCGCTTTTCGCGACTCACAGCGACGCGTTCCCCAAGCTTGTTAGCTTCGGAAAGCAGAACTCCAGTTCGGTCAAAGTAGATCGCTTCACGGGTCACGTTGAGGATCAAACCCCGCTTGATCGTTTCCGGAGTATCAACGTACTCTTCACCCATCGTTGCGTTAGGGTACGGTTGGCCCTCGTTGACAATATCAAGGTCATCGCCGACGCGTCCGACGCCTGGGATTCGTTCGCCGCTGAACTGAGTTTGAATCACTTCGCAAAGTTGATCCCCGATCAGTCCCGGCATGTTGAACCCGTTGAGGGTCGAACTGTAGACGACCTGCCCGAGGATATTGGCGAACATCGAAGTATCGACAAGTTCCGCCGATTCCTGGATGCGGTAACCACCCTCCGAGCCAGGACGCAAAAGGTTTACCGCCTCGCGCCCATCAGGAACAAACTGTTCGAACAATTCGCGAAGCGACCAACGATCAGCAAGGTTTTTGCTGTCCTGTTCAAGCGACTCGCGAAAATCCGCCATGAATCGTGCGACTGCTCGATCCTTGACAGCCGACTCGTATATCCGCCGTAGCTCTTGGTGACGACGGGTTTTTGCGCTAAGCATAATCCTATTTCCTATTCCGAAAGTAAAAAACAACCGCCGCCACCGCTACAAGCAGTGACTTACACAGACTGCAAAGAAGCTACCGCATCGACCTTGAGGGTTTGCTGGGCAGCAGTTCCATTCTTCACACCGAAAGCCGCCGAAACTTCGGTAGCGTTGGCGTAGGTTCGGTCAAGCATCTTGTAGACGGTTGAACCGTTGATTTTGAAAATCACATCGACAAGCGTCGAAGTCTTGGGAACGATATCGATTTCAAGCAACTGAAACGCAGCGCTAGCCCCAGCATTGGCTTGCTTGTTGAGGCTGTTGGTCGCGGTAAGCTCGGCAATCGTTTGAGTCGATCCGTCCGAGTAAATCGCGTGCCAATTGAGGTTCCCATCCTTGCAGAAGAAACCCGCTCCGCTGAAGCTTGACTTGGGACCACCGCCGTTATCTTGCAAGGCGTTAGCAGCAACCGCATCCATGAGCCCAACAAACACGTTAGCCGCATTAGTGGCAGCTTGGGTGAACTGAACCAACGCGCCAAACTCGATCGGCTTACTAGAAGCAATCTTGTAGATTTCCTTGGTAGCCACGTACGCCTCGTCGTTATCGGCAACCGTTCCATCCGAGGGGCTCAGGGTAACAACCCCGCTGACTTCATCACCAACGGCAGCCGTACCGCTATCGGTCAGAGTCGAAGTCCATCGAGCCGAATTCAGGCAATCGAAGTGATCGACGAATCCATGAGTCCGAGAGTATTTCAGCGCCGCATCAGGTACAAGTAAAGCCTTCATTTTATCCTCTTCTTAGGTTGAGTAACCGTCTAAAAAACTGGAAACGTTTCCACCTGCGACTACCGCAAGCGATTCATAAATTCCTTGGAATCCGCAGGATAACTGCCAGCTTCGGTCGATTCTTGAAAGATCGAGGGCGACTTACCTGGACGGGTTCCGGCAGGCTTGCCGAAGGTCTTGACCAACTCAGTCCGGTCAGATTCTTGCAGGGCCAAAAGTGCCTTCATTCGAACCTCGGTGACTTCCGCATTCGATTCGACAAGCAGGGCCTTGCAGTGCTCCCGGTCAAGCTTCGCTTTGGCTTCGACGAGTTCACCGCTGATCTTCTTGATGGATTCTTCCATCTTGGCCTTATCCGCTTCCATGGCTTTCTTCTCAGCCGAATAGGACTCGGTAGCCGCTTTCATGGCTTCCATGGCCTTGTCTTTGGCAAGCATGATCGCCTTGAGTTTGCCAAGCTTCGAGGCAGTATCCAAGGTTTCATCATCGAGCACTCGAAGCATGGCAGACTTGAACGCGGAGCCCACGCCGTCATCCTCGGAGTCGTCGCCTACTTCGACTTCGGAATCACCCATCTCTGGGTACATTGCCATAGCTTCGGTCATGCACTCTTTGAGTTCCGCAACTTGAACGGACTCGACAATAGCCTTGAATTTCTTTTTCATCTTGGTTTTCCTGGAATGGCTTTCAAATAGTCCGTCATTCGTTGCAGGGTCAGCGACCACGTCGACCGATCGAACATCATAGACTTCCACTACTCGGCGCTCTCCATCGACGATACGCTCATCACCAGCCGCGTCATGCGACAGTCCGAACGTTTCCGGGAACCTTGTGGCTGCTTCCACAAGTTGGGCCGTCATGGGGTGGGCCTTGATGTAATGCAAATCCGCGTAGATTGAACCCTCTTGATATCGTGCGTTTTTCAGCACTCCCCAGCGGTCCTGAATTGGTCGATCTTGGGTTTCCCCTGGCTTGCCGCGTTGATGGTTGAGGTTGACTACAACCCCCTCATAAAACGCCACAGCATTTTTAATCGCCGCATCGTCATAGATTCGACCGTTCCGACTTCGGGGGCCCAGAACCTTCACGCCGTGAATGATTCCAGCTTCCGCGTCGATGCGCTCAAAACCTTTTTGTGACTCGCGTAGGTACTTCATACGCGAAAATCATAAACGCCGATTGCTCACCTAAAATGGTACAGCAAGAAACATCGGCATCGAACGTGGGCAGGGGGGCCTTGCCTGAAGTCCTCAAACCACTTCTCAGGGCCTCTACCGTGCAATGGACCGCATACCGGGCACACTCTTTCGTCCAGCTTGGTATGCCATGTCATCGTGACGTTTACACCCAGTTCCTCAGCCTCATCGAGTACCGTCCGTTCTGCGATTGTCACCGCGTTAGTCGTCTCGGTAATGGAAACGTTTTCGATTCTTGAGTCCGTCAGCAGCCTTTCGGATGCCCAATCCTCAGGGGTAGAATCATCGGGCATTTCATCCCACCAGGCTCGGTTCGTGTCTGACATTTGCCGCCCGAGGATTCGTACTTGCTCCGATGCCCTTTGCCGTGCCCTGAGATCGAGGTCGCGATATAGCGGCCCTTGCTGGTCGATCGCATCGCCAAAGACGGTTCGAGCCCCGTCATCATCCCCAAAGAAAATCAGCATGAGCACCAGTACACGCCGATGGATTTCCTCAACGATCGGCCCAACGTATTTATTTAAGGCTTGCCTGATTGCCTTGTTGATCGCACCGATGCCCAGGTCAGCCACCTTTAAGGCCTCATCGAATACGTCCCGCATGGCCTTTGCGATGCGTTCCTCGTAGCTCAGCCGTTCCTTGAACTCAGGCATTAGGGGTAATCCTTCCAGAGTTCTAGTAGGGCTTTTTGACGGCCTGATAGGGGTAGGGATTCGTTGATCGATTCTTTCTTGGGCATACGTTCCTTGATCGCCTTGAGTGCGTCTGATGCCGTCAGATTCGTTTCCGGATCAAGACTGATATCCGCAGCATCATGCCTTACGCCTCGCTCGGTATCGAACCCTCCGACTGGACGCATGCCCTTTACGCCGAAAAACGTAGGTTGCCTATGGTCAGCAAATCGCACTTTGTACTCTTTGGCCTGCCCTGGAATCTGGACATAGACGTATCGCGAATTCGAATCGGTCGGAACAACTAGCCTAGGATCTAGCCCCATCGATTTAAGCTCAGTGGCAAAATCGTGCGAAGGCTTATCGAATCGAATCTGCTTGCTTAGGATCGATCTTGCTAAATCCATGGAATCGTTTTTTACCTTGTCAAACACCTTAGATTTTGCATCAGAATCTAATCGATTCGCATAGGTTTTTTCTGGAGATGTTTTTGCCGTATCAACCTCATAAAAATCTCCATTTTTATCAACGAAAAGATCCGCTCCCGACATGCGACTCATTTTCACCGCAGAGTTCTTTCCGTCTTTTCTTATGATAACTTTTTGCGTCGAAATGTCGCTAAATGCAGTCAGGGACCTAGCCAAACTTCCGGCGCGTTGAGCTATTTCGTCATCGGTTACAGGATCTAGTCGGAGTTCGCCACCTTCGACCCGAATTCCTTTGATAATTTCGTTTTTCTTGGTTTTCCTTGGGCAAGTGTTGTCAATCCCTCCGCCCTTTCCGGTTGGACAGCGAACCTCAAGTAATCTTGGATTCTGCTTGAGTAGCCAAGCCTCACGAACAAACGTTCTACCGTCCCATGGGATCAAATCACCTACGGACTCTTTAAGCAACTTGGAAACGCTCGGACGCGACCAGAAACGGCATGACCAGTATCTAGCCTTCCACCGTGGACCAGGATCTTTGCACTTGTGCCTAGCCCGGAAGTTTCGACGCGCCCCAGGGTCGTCCCGCCTAATCGCCATTTTCGGGTCACCGAAGTTCACCTTAATCACGTTGCCCTTATCGTTCTTGACGTAGACGCTGAACTTCTTCGGCCCCTTGGGGGTCCGGAATGGTCGTCCCAAGGTCTTTCGTTCTGCCTCGGTCAGTGGGCTTTCATTGATAGGCTGGATGTCCTCATCGAGCAAACCGTCAATATCCTGCTGGGCTAGTCCGATCTGCCGAAGCAGTACGCCTGCTACCGTCTTTGATACCTTACCGGCCACGTAATCAGCCACCACGTCCGAAATAGCTTTCCGATTTCGTTGCCACTGCAAGCGCGAAATATCCTGCCAATTTGCGGTTTCTTGCTCGATCTTGCTGGAAACGTTTCCACTTTCGCCGCCGGTTTCCTGTTCGGTTCCGGGTTGTTTTTCCGCCCCTTGAACCTTCAAACCGTTGGCCGTTTCGGTGTCGATATCCCGCCCCAATTCGTTGATCGCTGTCTTGTCAGTCACCCATCCGTTTTGCTTTTGGAGTGCTAGGGCTTGGGTATCCTTGAGAACATCCCGAGACAAGATCCTCGAAGGGATTACCTCAACCGTCAGCCGATCTTGGAGCGAGGCCCAGTCAGTAACGCCGAAGAACTTGAACCGATTCATCGAAGCTCCTAGCTTGATGATCTTCAAGATCATTTCACGCATTCGCTCTTTGCGTTGTGATTGCTCGGCGAACCGTCCCTGCATGAATGGAGCCTCAGCCGTGAGCGATGAGGCGTGATTGTTGTTGGAATAGCTACCGGTCAACATTCCCTCGGGAAACGCATGGACGCTACCAGCAAGTCGCAGGGCAGCTTCCATGACCTGGACGTAGATATCGGAATTGTTCGAGCCCAGCAAGCCTGCTTTGTACTGTTGACCAGCCGGAACATCGAGCCGAGTTCCTGGTAGCATTCGCCGCCTTCGCTGGGCAAGTCCGGTCAGTGGATCGACCTTACCCGTCAGGGGGCTAAATCGCGTTACGATATCCTGAGCCCTGGACTGCGTAGACGTTGAATTGTGCTCCACGATATAAGCAATCGCCGCCTGAGTCGCAGCACCTTCAGCCGTATTGGTCAGAACCCTATCTGCCCGAAGCAAATACAAGTGGGGCTTGTAGAAGTCTGAGAATCCACGCTTGGCCCTGGCCCTCACGTTTCGTTTCCAAAAGATCGCCTTGGATTCGTCCACAAAATCCCAATCTGATCCATCCGAGGATCGCACTAGGTGATAGCCTCGATGGATTTCCGGAAGGTCCTGCTTGGTCATAATCCCAAAGGTCCATGAGGGAGCGTAATCGAGCCCCAGCCAATCTTCAAGTTCCCGCTTGCCAAACGGCTCGGTCAGTTCGTCAGCCTCGCGCGTAGCGATAATGCACTGCCCAGATTCGTAAATCAACTGGCCAAGAAATTCCCCGTCAGCTATTTCCCGCGTGTAGCTCTCGCGCTCCAATTCGCTGGACCACTTCGACGCATCAAGGCACTCTCGGACGTAGTTCTGTACCCCCTTTTGGAGCCTCTTGTCGTCAGCCTTGATCGTCCAATCGAACCCGGTCCCGATCGTGTAATCCAGTAAGCGATTCACCCAAGCTTGCGCCATCGGTACCTTCTCGACAAGCAGCCACGCCATGGCCCTGATTAGCTTCAGGTCCGATTCATTGGTGTAGACTGGGCGATAGCGTCCGTCAGCCCGGTCATAAATCTGCGTAAATGCCCCGATGCCGTTGGTGTTGAAAAACCCCGTTGAGTCGGTCATAAACTCGGTAACGTCAATCACTTCGCCCCAAGATTCCTTGAAGTCCGTTACCTGATCGGAAATTTCTTCGAACTTAGCTAGAATGCTCATACGTCAATCCTCCGCCTGAATTTTACCAGGGGTTTGCTCACGTGATCCGACTCGACTCCGCGACAATTTACCAAATCTTTTGGCTGTCCCATACTGGATTTCATAAGCACGAAATAGCCCGGCAGCTTCAAATAGCCCGAAATACGGTCACGAGCCACCTCGATGGGATATTCGCCTACCACTATCCGCACGCGCTACGAGTCAGAATATCACGCCTTAGCAAGCCAAAAAAACGCCGACGAGAAATACCTGAAGGATTTATCTCGATCGCTGAATCGAGCTACTTTTTCCAGGGACGGCCAACCGTCAAAACGATCCTTGCTCACTACCAGATGAAAACCCGGGTACTCAACGGGTGCACGTTTACTACCAAGCAATGGGCCAAAGAGTACGCTCAAACGCGAAATAAGCCTGGGATTGAGGGAGTTTGCATCACAAGAAAAGCAGCTCGCTACCTCTACGGAATCAAGCCTCGATCCAAGATAACTAGGCTATCTGAATTCGATTCCTCAGACACACCAGCCGCCCTAGTCCACGCTGCAATTCAGATCCAGCGATGGACACAAATGCCCTTTATTACCTTGGATATTCAAGACGTTCTACGATACGCCGACTCTATTTAGGCTTCGACTTTCCAGCCTTACCCAAACCACAGTTAAGGCTCTGGTAGGACATTTGCTCCCGGTGCAGTCTACGATCCTCCTTGTAGGCTTCCCAGCCTTCTTGACTGAGGGTGACTTTGACCGCTTTTCCATGGCCGTTGATGATGACGACTTCAACGGTTTTTTCTTGGTTGCTTTGAACTTGCTTAATTTCTTCGTAAATGGCTTTCGCTCGATCGATTTCATCCTGAGTGACTTCCTGATGTTTAGGAAAATTGACGATCCAAAAGTACACCGATACCGCTAGCAGTATCGTGCAAACGCAGGACAAAATATAGCCGTTAACCGAGAGTAAAGCGAACATGACCTAACCTCCGAAACTGGAAACGTTTCCACCTGTGAAATCCACAAACCCTAGTATTTCAAGCCTTTTCGCACCATTTGAGCGTGAACCTTCACCAGTGGATTCGACTTGCTCCAATTTGGTTTGACTGGCTTCCATGGCCCATCAGGATCATGCCCTATGAAGTAATGATCCTTTCGGCATAGCGTTATTAGATTCTTCGGGACCAGTTCAAGTTCTGGCTTGAGGTGGAACGGTTCGATGTGATGCACGTTTAGTTCCTCCGAGGTTCCGCAGGCTTCGCATACTGGATGATTTTTCACGAACGCCGCGCGAACCTCAGGCCACTTGCTGGACCGTTGGCCCTCGTAGGTCTTGTGATCGACCGACTCCGACCACTGGGAATCAGGCTCAGGCGGTATCGGTATCTCGAGAGTTGGACTGAAAAACGCCTTAAAGGTGATCCACCCAAGGAACAAAAAGCAAGCTAAGACTGATAGCCGAATGTACGGGTCTTTCATGCTTTTACCCCCAATCTAGCCAACCGTCTGGCCCTTCGGTGCATCAATTTCTTGTCAGCGCGTTTACGCCTTGCAACCTTTCGCGACTGCGAACCAGTCCAGCCAGTACGCTTCGAAGTCCAGCCCTCGCAGCGGATATCCTTGATGCTTTCACCGTAGGCCTTCATTCTTCGCCCTCGTCGTCTCTGTCAGGCGGTTCGTACCCAGGTGGTAAAAAGAATTCCAAGTGATCGCCCACTTTGTGCATCAAAATTCCTAGCCCGTACTCATCGGCTAGCGTTGTGGCAAGCAGCCCCAGGACTGAGCAACGGACTGGAAGCTTGACCGATAGGATTACGTCCTCTTGGTCAGTCTTGATTGGATCATCGCTCATGGGTTCACCAACTCCCCGGCATCGTTGCGAACCTTGCCCGATAGGATGCCGTTAAGGTGGTTCATCAGGTTCGTTTCGATTCGACTCCTTGACGGCCCGTTGATCCAGACTTCCCCACCGATCAAAAAGCAATCAAAGTAAACGCCGCCAATTCTAGCTTGAATCGCTACAGAATCACCGTCGATCGATACCCATTCCACGGTATACCATGGGCGTACCTTTTCCATGATCGTGTTGACGATAAATGCCCTATCTTTGCCGTTCAAGTTTACCCTCCGAGTAAAGAAACTAACCACAAAACATCTACGCCGACAGCCTGAAAACGTTTCCAGTTATTTACTAATTGCTCATAGGCATCACAACGTACTTGGCACCCTCGCAAAGTAGCAGCACTGGCTTATCCTTGGTCGTGTACCAAAGCTCCAACAGGCTTGACGGGTCCAGCTTCGAGAGGAAATCTTTCAGAAATCGGTAGTCCATCTGAAGGTCCACCGCAGTTACTGAATCCTCCAAATCTACCTTCACCTGGCTTCGCCCGATATCAGCCGTTTGGCTCGACACCGAAAGCATCCTAGCCGCAAACGCAAAGAGCAACCCGGAACTTTCAGCCGTGGCCGTGATCGATGCCGTTGATACCGCCCTGTAAAGTACACCCGCTGGAATCGTGATAACCTCCCCGCTAGTCGGTGGAATCACCGTTCGCCATGCCGGATAGCGTCCCTCGATCAATCGAGCCTGAATCGTGGTTTTTCCATCCGACACACAAACGTCAGCCCCGTTGATTGCCAATTGAACCTCTGAGGATTCTCCAAACGATCGAATAAACGCTTGGCAAGCCTTGACCGGTATGTTTGCCGATAGGCTGCTCGGGCTCGCAGGAATCGCGATATCGACGTTAGCAAGCCTACGCCCACAGGTAGCAACCACGTGGAGCAATTCGCCTGCCGTCTCGATATGCACCCCGTTTAGCTGGTAGCGGGTAGAATCCTGATCGGTCGCATAAACGGTCTTCGACAGCGCGTCAGACAAGGCCACTCCGCTAAGCTTGATAGCCCCGTCCAAGTTGGTCTTGATCCGTGGGTACTCAACAGGGTTGCTGTATGGCAGCTTGAAGCTTGAGTACTGCCCAGTTACCTCGATCTGGTTTGAGCCCTCACCGATCCCTAGGCACTCGTCTGAAAGCTCCTTTAGGATTAGCAGTAGCTTTCTCGGGTCAAGTAGTAACGCTCCATCGGACTTGACCTCTACAGCTTCGGTCTTTGTTTCGATGCCGATTTCCTGCTCGCAGGCTTGGAGCGTGATCTTTCCGCCCTTGCAATCGCAGGCTACCAGCCTCCGGATATCGTCGGACTTACCTGAGCATATCGAAGCGACCGATGCCAACGCCTTCGCGAATGATTCGCGACTAACCTTTATTTCCATTGGTTTTTCTTTCTTTGAACTGGAAACGTTTCCACTTTTTACCCTATCAAATCAACGCCGCCGAACCCTGTTTCGGCAGCCGAAATTCCATCAAAATACGATCAACTTCCCCAGGTTCCTCACCCCTGAGGAATCGAGCAGTCCTGAAATTGCACGCCCTCAGGAACGCTTCCCCAGTGCCATTCTCGACAGCTAGCGATACTGCAATATGGGTTCGCTGATCCTTTAGCCTCCCCTTCAGCTTCGACACCATGGAACGCCCAACGCCCTGACCATGATACCGGCAGTCCACCCGTAGCTGCCAAATAGCGATTCCATCAGGGCACATTTGATAGACGCAGTACCCAACTAGCTCATCACCGATCGAAGCGCAAATCAGGGTGACTCCCCTAGTGTTGAGAGTTTCCCGCAGTTGCTGCTTGGTCAGGTAGTAGCCTAGCCCGTCCGCGATTTCCACGCATCGGGCTAGGTCTTTTGACGATCCCCAGTGGATGTAGATATCAGCCATTCTTGAACGTAACCTAAACTAATCGCCGATGGACTCTTGAAGGGCCAACAACTGGGCCTGAACCTTCTCGAGTTCCGCTACTGGGTCGACGACTTCAGGGGTCAAGGAAAGCTCGTTGTTCTCCTTGTCCGTGTAATAACCGTTGGACTCCCAGAACGTATTGAGCCAGCCGGATTCAACTCCAAGATAAATCTTGCCAAATATCAGCATGCCATCTATCCGGCTAACAAAGGCAATCTTTCCGCAGTAGGTCCGATAGTATTTTTGAGCCTCAAACATCGTATTTATCTCCACAGTGTCCACACCAAACTTCCCGACTCACTGCCGAGCGATACTCCCGCTCAGCCTCTTGATCGATTTCCTCGCAGGCTTCTGTGGCGCTATCGATCCCACCGGCAACTGCCCTGATGAATACGCCTCTATGGTCCTCGATAAGCAATGCGCCTGAATCGCCTTCGATTACCTGATAGGGGTTAAACCCGCCTGTCACTTCCCAGATTCCTGGTTGTACTTCGATTGCTCGCATAGTCTGTCCTCCGAAAGAATAACGCCGCCGGCATGGAAACGTTTCCAGGAAATGCCGGAGCCGAACTGGGCGCGAGATTCCCAAAAAGTGGAAACGTTTACACCTGGAAAATCCAAAAAGTAGCGTTTTCCCTGCGTTTTTCGCAGTTCTGCCCCGAAAAACTTTTTTACCGCTTGGGCACTAATTTTGACCGACCAACGGACAAAAACGCCCTCAAGGAAGTCAGACGGGTTAGCTGGCCCAGGTAGTAGACTTGTTCATCTAGGGTTCCCCTCGGCAGCATTTCGACCCACGCCGACGGCATCGGTAGGGAATACCCCCGGTCGAAGATCGCTTCGAGGTGATCCAGCTTGGCCCTAGTGACCTCGCATTCGTTGATTACCGCTAGGTCTGCTATCTTGTCCCGGATCGTTGCTCGGTCCATTTCTTGCCCTCCAATCAGATAACGCCACTATCAGGCTTCCGTTTCAGTGATTTCGTGCAATCCGTGTAGATCGTCCACCGATCGGCAAAGTAGCCCCATGCAAGCCTCAAGGCTGTCGGCCCCGTCATCGTACTTGCCGTAGGGGAATTCCTTTAGCTGACTGACTAGCAGCTCGTTTGAGGCTGACTTGCGGAAACGTATCTTGCGACTTGCTAGCCACTTTCCTAGGCGCTCGATTCGGACATTCTTGTTCACCGTCTGATTTACTAGGATAGGCGGATCAGCCGCATAGCCGATTTCCTCGCAGACCTGCCAGTAGTCGTCCGCCAACAGATCCTGCCATGCGTTGGCCTCTAGCCCTACGAATGCGGTTCTGCGTTCCCGGTTCCATTGGACGTAGTCCCGAATCATCTTTTGGACGGGTACTCGATCTATCTGGGAATCGACGTAGAAAAGACCGTTAGCAAAGCCTATCCAGGTGATTGCTTGGTAGTCCCCCTTTCGACTGTTCTTGCCCTTCGATGGATCCAGGAACGCCGCTGATAGTAGGCAGGATTTCGGGTCAGGGAATTCGTCGTCTTGCGCCCAAATGTTGGCGAAGTATTCCTCAGGCCACTCGGACATTGAACTACCTTTGGGACTGCCCTGGTAGATCGAATGCCACCAGTGCCCCGCTTGTCGCTTCCTACGCTCCATTACCTCCGCCGGCCAACGCTCAGGCCAAAGGGCTTCACCTTCCTTACGGTTCAAGGGGTCTTTGACCTCGGTTCCTTCCCTCAAGGCTTGCATCGTGATTGATCGAACCCGGATATCAAGCTCAGCCGCTTTCGATTCGATGCGCCCAATCAGGTCGTCCCCCGCCACCTGCGTACACAAGAGCACGCACTTCCCGCCCGGTTCCATCCGCGTTGACGAGGTGGAAACAAACCAATCCCATTGGGCATCTTTGACCCTCGGGGAGAATGCCGACTTAGCGTCCTTCAGGTAATCATCGATAACCAGTAGGTCAGCCCCGAATCCGACGATCGAAGTATCTACCCCAGCCGCTAGGCACTCACCTTTTCTGCCCTGGTAGCCCCATAGCCTTAACGCTGATTTCTTTGGATCAACCCCGTCTAGCCCCATGATCGGGGATAGCTCGTGAACCTTGTCCCGAACCCACCTGGAATGGCTGTTGGCTAGGGTGGAAGTATTGCTGCAAATCATCACCCGTTTATCGGGGTTTCGCAGTAGATACCATGCCGGTGCCCATCGTGCTAAGTACTCCGATTTTCCGTGCCTCACGGGCATTTTGATAATCAGGCAATCTAGCTTCGGATCGCTCAGCAAGTTCCTGAACTCGAAGTCTACTACAGCTAGGTGCCTTGCCCGTTTCCACTTCCCGTTACTGAATCGCTCTGCCATCAGTAGCGGGGATCGCATGGCAATCGAGTCTAGGTAGACTTTCTGGGCTTCGCTTTTCCTTGCCCATGCTGGGCGTATGTCCTCCAGCGCGTTACGCGTAGTCATCCGGTGCCCCTGGGATCGTCTTGAATTCCCTCAGGTCTAGCTCGTCCTCTTTGCCGGCTTCGATTAGCTGTAGGACTTGGTTTACCGTGATTGTTTGGCTTCCGACGATCTGGGTCGGTAAGTCTTTGTTTTGGTTCGCCTGATCCATTGCTAGCAGGATGCGACTAGCTAGCAGCTTTTGTTTCGGCTCTGCCTTTGGATCGATAACTATCCGGGCATTCTCGAAGATCATTCGTTCCCGTAGTGCTGCGGGTATTGGCCACCGTTCTTTTATCGCCCTGATTTCTAGCCGGGCATCCTGGAAACGTTTGAATGCTTCCCCCTTGCCATCCTTGATCGCTTGAGCTTGGTTGGCTCTTGTTAGCTCAGGCCAAAAAAAGCTATCTGGCTCTGAGGTTTTGCCTGTCGCTCTCGGCGCAAGTGATCGGCCCTTGGCCTTCGTTTGCTTGCCCGGTGACTTTTTCTTTCCGGCTCGCTTCGTCATTTTGTAGCTTCCTGTAGTGGAAACGTTGGAACTGTACGCCGGGAATGATTGTAGCGTATTACGCAGCTTGAAGTGTTCTTTTTGGCTGCGGGTAATCCCGGACGATCTTTCCATCTAGTTCGATGCCAAGCTCAGTTCGGTACCCGGCACTTTGCTTGTGAAAAAAAGCGGTGCCATTGTCCGAGCACTTTTGATGCATGACCCTGGCCCAGTTTTTATCCTCCGGGCGATGCCCTGGCCCTGACTCCCCTCCGTAGATAATCCATTGAATTCCGGTTATGTCCAGGTCGTCCAGTGGCCCGATAGCTGGCTCGTAACTGATAAAGTGCACTACCGCTGGAATTTTGACCAAGTGAGGGACTCGATGAGCAACCCGCATGTCCTCCACCGAAGTTCCTAGCCAAACATGATTCCATCCGTTGCCCCAATCGCTTGGCAGGTTGTCGGCGATTCGTTCGGGGCGCTTGGTAAGTATCTGCCAGTCCAGCGAGTCGCATTCCCGAATTAAGTCCCAAAGGATTGGCCGGGTAGCGTTGGCGGTTTCGTGATCCTCGAACACGTCACAAAGCGAAGCGCAGAAAACTCTATTGCTTACGCCTTGTTCCTTTGCCTCTCGATTCCACTTTCGGACGTTCGCCCATGGTGCCTTGGTCACTTGTCTGCTGGTTGTCTTCGGGTTTCCCCACAGACTCAAACCCATGCGATTCTTGGTCAAGGTTTCTGCGTAGCAATTCCTGCACCCTTCCGAAACTTTCTGGCAACCCATCCAAGGGTTGAAGGTGTGATCCGTCCAGGCAATTATAGTTTTGTCCGCCATCGTGTTTTTCCAGCCTTATTCCTATGTACCGAGCGTTGCCCGTGGAAACTGCCTCCACGCATTCAACCACCCGGCATAGAGATAACGCCGACTGAAGCATGATTGGTATCGACTTTTGGCCTATTTTTCCGCAAATTGCCCGAGGTAAATTTTCCAGGTGATGCACTCCGAGCCCGCGCCGCATGGCCTTGGAAATGTTTCCTCCACCCGCATATGCTATCGTGCTAATAGTCAAAAAAACAGTTATCGGTTTTGTAATGTTCTTGCAGATTTCCTCGAAGTGATTCCAAGGTTCTCCGTAGGTGTCAACGTCGATAACGTCGAAGTCCCAGTTTTCTTGCTTTAGGATTCGCAACGAATCGACCTTCAGCCGCCCTGGTTTCGGCTTGAGGTCGACCCCTAAATAAGATGAAACCTGAATTTCATTGCGAAGCGTACCCCACAATAGCATCGAGCCTTGGCAGCAATCCAAAACACTCGGATGCTCCGATCGGTGGTACTTTTCCAAAAAGTATCGTCGCAGGGCAAGCTTTGCGCCTGCGTTGTGGTTGTCCGTCTTAGTGGTTTTCTCAGGCATCACCAACCGATGTTTCTACTATCGCATCAGGGATCTTTAACGCCGCCTGAACGAACTCGTCCATCTTTCCGAAGTGGATCGTTGGCACTCCAACCAACACCCACGCCATAACAGGCAGTCTATTAACGTCCAGTGGTTTTAATTCTGGATCTTCTACCACCTGGAAAAGATCGCTCGCGTAATCTATCAGTTCTGGAAGATCGAAAGACACGCTTTCAATCAGAGAGTTCATAGCCTCGATATCTACGTCCGCTAGCTCGCTAGACGAATCCAACAGAAGCAGTAGTTTCTTTTCATCAGCTTCCGATAGATCTACGTACTCAACGTCTACCAGGGTTTCATCCCCAACTCCCAAGGCTTGCATTACCCGTTCGTGGCCATCGACGATATTACCAGTTCGCTTGTTGACGATTACCGACTTGCAGAATCCTAGCTCCTGGATCGATGCCGAGACGATATCCCTTTGCTTTTGTGGGTGCCTTCGATGATTCGCAGGGTTCGCTAGTAGTTGATCGGCCCGGACTTTTTCGTGGCCTACTATCGAGCTTTTCCACTTGGGTTTTTTGGCCATTGGATCGCCTGTTGAGGGGTGCTGAGGTGGAAACGTTTCCAGCAGTATAGCGTTAAAACGTGCAAAAACACTAGGCTTTAGGATCGATGCCTTGCGCCTTTAAGTCTTTGAAGATTTCCCACAGCATGGGCTTACCCTGTAGCATTGGCCTGACCTGTTGCCATGCCGTGGCTACTGCTTGGTGCTCTGGGATTCCATCGACCATGCAA